GTGGAAAGAAACATCGCTGATCACTGACAAAGTGAAAGAGCTATTCCCGCTAACGGAGTTCCCAGATATCTACAAGCGCATCGCCAAGTCAAGAATGACGATCCACTAATGGTATACGTATGGATCCAAGAGAGCGCCGGCTCTCTACGCTACGTAGATGATATCTATCTACCACCCTGCAACAAATGTGGCAAGCGCGTTAGCGCTTGTGAATGCAAACAAGAAAAGGAGAAAGACAATGGCCAAGATGGCATCCCTGTACGAGGAGACGACGAGACCACAGAAGGGAGGACTGATGACTAAGTACGAAGACGAGGCAGAGCTATGCGAGTACTGTGGTGACACACCAGAGGACTGTGCAGATGCAGGTGAATGCAACTACGGTCTTGAAAAAGAAGATCTTGCTTGTGGACTATGCAGTAGCACATGCCGTTGCGATGAAACGTATGAACAGCAGAGAGAGCGCGAAGCAGATGAATTCTTTGACTCTCTAGATAGCTGGCACTAATGGAAACATTTAGCGATCACCAACAGCTACGCGACTGGCTATCACTGAACAATGCGATCGAGTCAGAGGCAGGACAGATCCCTTGCAGACAAGCACCGGATCTATTCTTCCCAGATAAGATCGGCACCGGATCAGGATTCGACGTCGGTCACATCAGGTTAGCAATCAATGCTTGCAAGTCTTGCCCAATAATGAAAAAGTGTGGCGACTATGCAATCAAGCACAGAGAGACCTCAGGCATCTGGGGTGGCATGAACACAACTGAGCGTAGAAGGTTATGGAAAAACTGAATATATACAGCGATGTATTATTCGATTACCAGAAGGTTGCGGTTGATCGGATAGTGGAGCGAGAGATCGCATTGCTAGCCGATCAGCCCGGCCTTGGTAAGACACTCGAAGTCCTATCATCGCTCGAGGAACTTGGCGTCTTCAAGGAGCCCGGCCAAGCAACATTGATCCTTTCACCGATCATTGCCGCGCAGACAGCATGGCGCGACAGTATTGAGAAGTATCTAATGCCATCCTCACCGGTAGAGATCATCGATCTTTCTTATGGCACAACACCACAGCGCATAGCTCGACTTACCCAAGCGCTCGAGAGTGAAGCCAAGCACCCAATGGTGATCATCGCTAACCACGCGTTGCTCGAATGGAAAAGAAAGATTGGCCCAAGAGTGCCTGAACTATTTGAGATCAACTTTGATGCAATTGTGATTGACGAGTCGCATCTAGTGCTACCGATCCTTGACGATAAAAAACTCACAAACTTTTGGCTTGGACTTACCAAATTCAATTACGTAAAACACCGCATCGCGGTCTCTGGTACACCGGATCGAGGCAAGCTCGAGAATCGATATGGCACATACAAGTTTCTAAGACCCGCGACGTTCGCTAAGTATTCCCGCTGGGCATGGCTTGAAGAAAACTTTTGGATTTACGATAAGCAAGTAGCACGCAATAGAACTGTCAAAGCAATTGGCACACTCAAGAGCCCACAGCGCTGGGCAGACGTCGAGGATGATGTGATCATCCGGCGCACTAAGAAAGAAGTACTCAAAGATCTTCCGGACAAGCAGTACAACTATGTCGAGATCGAGTTGACAAAAGAGCAGAAGCTTGACTACGCGAATGCTATCAAGCACGCGTATGAAGAAAAGCAAAAGGCATTGGAAGAAGATAAGCTCACCGCATCGGCGATGGTATTTGCATTGAGAGCGCGACAAATCTCGTCCTGTCAGTGGACCAAAGATCCTCAGAACCCTGTCCCTTTGACCGGTGGCAAGTCAGCCAAGCTTGACTGGCTAATCGAATGGCTGAATGAGCGTGGCTTCAATGAAGGCAAAGGCAAGGTAGTAATCGCTAGCCAATTCTCGATGGTACTTGACTGGCTACATAAAGAGCTGAGCCAACTCGGTTACAGCTCAGCAGTGATCACCGGATCTACTCCCCAAATGATGCGCACCAAAATTCAACATGACTTCCAAGATGGTGATCTAAACATCGTATTGCTATCAGGCAAAATGGGTGTTGGTATCACACTTGATGCGGCCGATGATCTCATTATGTTTGACCTGCCTTATGACCCTGACACAATTGAGCAGATCGAGGACCGCATCCACAGAGCATCGAGGAACCACCAAGTAGTGATCTGGACCCTGCTAGCCATCGGCACCATCGATCAGGCAGTGGCCCAGAAGGTCTCGAAGCGGTACCAGATTACTAGGCAGTCTATGGATGGCCGGCGTGGCATTGACTTTGAGAAAAAAATCCTAGAAAAGATCCGCGTGTTGAATAAAATGTCGGAGGGTCATGATAGTGTAGAGGCCTCAGAAGGAGAGAAAAATGGCTAAAATTGACATCCTCGGAATCAAGCCAGAGGAATATAACCAAGCAGATCAGGTCGCATTAGCATCCGCACAAACATGGATGACTCGGATCCCTGAACTATTTGTTACTGAACGATCCAAGCAAATCGAGATCGGTATCAGCGAAGTCGGTATGGATTGCCGTAAGTGTGTAGCTCGCAAGCTAGCTAAGACTCCAAGAATAGTTGATGGATCATGGTACCCGTTTATCGGCACTGCTGTCCACGATGCACTTGAGCGCGGGTTCAATGATCGCTACCCACTTGATTACAAACTTGAAGAAAGACTTTTTGTACACGAGTACAAAGATCTAAAACTTACCGGATCATGCGACATGATGGCCTTCACTGGCGATGCAGGTTGGTCCGGGGTTGTCAACGATTGGAAGGTCGTTGGTGACTCAGCTCTTGCTGAAGCCCGTAGAGGGAAGATCAAGGAGCAATACAGAATCCAAGCGATGCTTTACGGCTACGGTTGGGAACAAAAAGGCTACAAGGTTAGCCATGTGTCACTATCATTCCTACCAAGGGATGCAAAACTCGAGGATGCAGTAGTAGTTATGCTACGCTACGATCGCGAGGTCGCAACCGAATCACTAGCTCAACTTGAATCGATGATCGATGCAGCTGAGCTAGTCGGTTGGGACAAAGTTATAGAGAAGCAACCTAAGGCAGGCTTCTGCTTTAGTTGCAGACGCTATGATCAAACCGATCATTCAGACGTTGAGTCGATGATCTAAATCAGAAAAACTAGAAAACTAAGGAAACTAAGAACATGACAGAAATCAACGAGATACTACCAAGCGTCGATGACCTATTGGCTGGTGGCGGATCCAAGTCGCTATCATTCAAGGACTTCAAGGTCGGAGACTCATACGAAGGAACTATCACTAGCCTTCGCACAGTGCAGGTCAGAAACTATGACGACCCTACCAAGCTAGAGTTTTGGGATGACGGAAAACCAAAGCTACAGATTGAGGTAACTCTAGACACTGACTACAAGGATCCAGCTGATGACGACGACACTGGCGAGCGCCGTGTGTTTCTATTCGGACAAAAGCTGACCGCTGCAAAAGAAGAACTAAAGCGCAAGGGCTTCTCTAAGCTAGAGATCGGCTCACACTTTAGGATCACGTTGACTGGCACCAAGCCAGCAAAGAACCCTCGCTACAATGACGTAAAGCTTTACGGTATTGAAATTAGCGTGCCAGTATCAAACCCAGCAGTGGACGCACTACTAGCGTCTGGTGCAACCGAAGTAAAGGGTGGTAAAATAGATCAGCTAACCCCAAAGCAGGTCTCAATAGCCAACACCTTACAGTCAAATGGCTTTGACGCTTCGGAAATTGCAGAAAACTTAGGAGTTAGTGTAGAAGCAGTAAACGCTTCCCTAACCTTCTAAACAAACGTGTGACGGGCTTCGTCCTTTCCCTCCTTTCAACGGAGCCCGTCACACCTACACCGAAAGGATTTATTATGGATTCACCATCCAAATTTAAGGAGCTCCTCTACCGGCTAGGTAGAACTAACGACGATGCAGTTACAATCTGCTATCAGTCGCAAGCACAAAAGTTTATGGCCAAGACCGTTAAGGTCGACCTTGTTGACTCGGTTGTCGAAGCGCTTGATCAACTAGGTAATAACATCTGGTTCGAGATCAACCCATCTAACATCACCGGTCGCGCAACCGCACAAGACATCACAAGACTTGCCGCTTTCTACATTGACATCGACTACAAAGATGGTGGCGCTGGATCTGTAAAGAATGCTAAAGACTTTATGGACACTCTCACATCGCTGATCGGAGTCGAACCCACAGCGGTCGTATTATCCGGACACGGCATTCAGCCATACTGGGCAGTTGATCTTGAAGAAGAGTATGACTTTGGTTTAGCTCAGGGGGTATTGAACCGATGGGGAGTCTTCTGCAAGTTCCTG